ATTTCTGGAGAAAACGAAGATATGATTATTGCTTAAATATTCACATATTAAAAAAGAAAAGAGGTTCTATTGAACCTCTTTTTTATTATTCTTTTTAGTTTTCATTAATCTGTTTATTTCTTCTTGACGTTTCTTTCGTTTTTCGGCATCTGCTTTTGCTTTTAATCTTGCAGCTTCTGCTTGTTTTGCTTCTTCTGCTTTACGTTTTTCTTCTGCAATTCGTGCTTCTTCTGCTTTACGAGCTTCTTCTGCGATTCTACGTTCTTCTGCTTTACGCTCGTTTTCAATACGTATTTCTTCGTCAAGCTTATGTTTCTTCTTCAATAACATCCAATATTTAAATGGTTTACAAATTCTATACCATAGAGGACGTTTAGGAATAGGATGATAAGTTCTAATCAGTTTTTCTAAATCAACTATATTTTGTTTTAAGCTATTTACAGTTTGGGTTAAAACAATATTTTCTTCTCTTAAAGTTGCAACATTATTGTAAACATATGAAAATGCATTCAACAACATATTTTCATTTGTTGACAAACGTTTATCATATTCATAAAATATGTACGCAAATTTAGTAGCAGAATTATCTGCTTGATTTATTTTTGAATTATTTCCCATATCCTCTATATACTAAAAATTTATTTTACATTTTTATATTTAGACATATAATTTTCCTTAGTAATTACGTTACAATCAGAAATATTCTCGCCTGTTTTTTCTTTCCATTCATGTTTTAATGCATTAATCTTTTCATTTCGTTCTTCTTCATTTTTAAATGAAATAGTATAATACTTTGTTGTTTTAAATTGCTTAGGAGATCCAGATAAATACAAAACAATATCTTCTGTAGTATTTGTGTTTGATGAATTATCAGTTTTTGCGTTCTCGATGTTGTTATGTTGTTTCTGATTTGTTTCCTTTTGTTTTTTTTCTTGTTCTTCTTTTTTCTTTTGTTGATCTCTTAATGATTGCCACCAAGTTTTGTCCTTTTCTTTATGTATTCTACTAGTTAATTCTTTAGATAGTTCATCTTTATGATTATATAACCAATGCATCAAACTCTTATAATTATGAATATTATTGGCAACTAATAAATCATAAACTGTGCTATCTTTTTTGGCTTTATTTAATAATCTATTCCATAATTCTTCACCATCGTTATTGTATTGTAATAACAGATGTTTATTCTCATTATTATCAGATATATGCTTAAAAATTGGCAATAATATATCCTGTATAGTTTTATTATTTTTTGTTTCGTTTATATAATCAATTACTCTTTTCATACCTATTCTATAAATAAATCTTAAATTGTGTTACTGTTGAAGAAATAGTCTGCTGAATGGTTTTTATTTATCCATTCGTCAATCTTTTGCATTTCTTCATTTGCCATTTCTCTAAAATGACTATAATTCAATGTTACACCACCAGGCATTTTAAATTCAAATGTACCCATAATTGTTGCCATTGAACGTAAACCTAAACATACACAATATCTAAAGAAATAATAGTTTCTATAAAGATCTTGAATTTTACATCTTGTAAATACTTGTAAAATTAAGTCAGATGAACCTACTGCACCAAGCAAACTTAAATCATTAGAATATTGATTATAGTTATATGTTATAGGTGAATCAAACATAGCTTTAAATGTTGATATTTCATAAAGACCAGCAGTAACATCAACCAAACTATATCCAGATCCGGAACCAAATACATTTGACATTGAACCACCATGACCAGCAGCTAATGCTGAATTATTAAGGATAATTCTTTCTAATGAAAAATCTCCTAAAGCACCATAATTAAACGAGTCTGTTGATTTATAAACACCAAATACAGAAATAATTTGTTGCGGAAGTTTAATGATATTATTTGGACCACATTTTCTGATATCTGAATTCTTTACACAATACCAACGTTCCTCAATACTTTGGTCATCGTTTTCCCAGAAATATTGAGCAGCTTGTAAAATCAATGGTGGAATTGCAGAAGCAGGAATTGGAAGATTTATCGCACATGATTGTGTTAACTCTTGAATAATTCTTTGAATAAAATTATAATCTACTTGATCTTCAAAATTCGCTTTAGCTTGAAGAAATTCTTCCATTGATTGATCATTTACAGTATTTTGACAACTCATTTTGAATAATTAAATGCATATCTTTCTTATTAATTAAAAATAAAATTTAATGTAAATACGAAATTATTTTTATATATAAAAATTAACCGTTTTTCTAACAATATGTCAACTATTAAAATTTCAGAGCTGCCTAACATAGATAAAATCTCACAAGAAGGAATGATACCCATTTCTGACAGAGATGGTTATGATATTCTAAATACTTATCATATAACTTTAGAAGATTTTACTAAATCATTTTCTAATACGGAATGGGGTTCTTCTTTAAATGATGATTTAAACAATATTAAAGAAAAACTCAATGAATGCGACGAAAATTTAGAACAAGTAGAACTTAATAGATCAAATATTTCTGAGTTGGCGCAAAACATTGAAGATTATGACGAACAGTTTTCTGATATAAACGATAGCATAGATTTATTAACGGGTAAAATAGATACAAATGAAAATGACATAAATGATTTATATTCAAAAAATAATGAAGTTAATACTAAATTACAAAAATTAGAAAAATATGATTTTGATGATTTAATTCAAAAAATATCAGATAATACTGACAATATTAGTACAAACACATCATCAATAAATACTATTGAAGCATCTGTTAATACAAATGCTACTAATATTTCAAAAAACACATCTGCTATTTCTTCTTTACGAACAACAGTTGAAACAAATACAAATGATATTTCAACAGCATTAACAAACGTACAAACAATAAATACTAAAGTAAATGATTTAAATACGGAAGTTAATTCTGCATTATCATTATTAAATGATTTTTCTGACGATATCATAACACATAATTATAAAATACATTCTTTGTTAAATCACACAAAAGCTTCTAATTATTTTAATGGTAATGATTATATGAAGCTTGATTATTATGGCTCTACATTTTATGATGAAAGTATAAGTGATTATAACTATTCTGATTCAATGCATTTACAACATATGTATTTTGATAATGATTTAACTACTTTTATTCCAGGTTTACCTTATCAAGATCCATTTAAATCATTAGTCACATTAAAAATGCCAATTGTATGCGACACAACAAATAATTCAAAACAACAAATATTAATGTGTCAAGATTTTATTTGGGGTGATGGTCAAAATGATCATGAAGCAATGTGTCCATTATGGTATGAACGTGGTGGTTTAGCATTTGGTGGAGCTACAATATCAGGAATAAATCTTTCTAAGAATATCGCAAAATATTCTGAAAATAGTACACTTCTATCATTTAATACTGCAGACGAATATATAAATATCTCTTTTGCAAACGCTGAAAATAGTAATGAAAATGAACAATATTTCGAATCTAAAAGTGAGGATGTAATTACGGATATTTATGAGTTAGTACAAAAAACAGTTAATATTTCTGATTTAGTTGGAAAAGATTTAGTTCTACTTTATTCAAAAGGAACTACAGCAGCATGGAAATTTAATACAAAATATTATGATTCTACTGGTGTAAACATAGCTGGAAATTTGGCATCAATAACTAATATTGTACAAAGATTTAATATAGAACTATCTGATGATTTCGAAACATCTAAAAAGATTTATTTAAAAGAGGCTAATACTGGAAAATATGTTGGTTATGCATCTAAAGATTTTGTTTTATCAGATACCAAAGTTGTAGAAGATTATTACACAATTTCTATAGATAATAACAATAATTTAATTCTTACAACTGCACAAGGTTATGTTGTATGTTATAATCCAAGTTCTCCTCGTTTTAAACCATATGATAAATCTTTTATGGAATCAAATAATGGTTATATACAACTTTATGTAAAACAGGATATTGAAAAACAATCACCAGATTTAAAATGGTCAAAAAATATTTCTCTAATTGAAATTAGATTAGGAACACAAGATACTTATACAAATATTTGCGAAACACCAGAAGGTTTAACACCCGAATATTCATCATCTAATACAAATATTGCTACTGTTAATAGCAATGGAGTAGTTACATTATTAAACACTGGTGAAGTTACTATTACTGCAATAACACAGGAAACAGATACTTATTTAGCAGAAGCTATTCAATACAAAATACGTATTTTAGAAAAAATCGTTATTACAAATGAACCATTTAAATACTTAAATGCATTTATTTATCCACTAATTAGAATAACTAATACTGCTGGACGTACATATTCTCCAGTTATTATTTCTGCATCAGATAACAGTAAAACGATTATAAACGAAAAATATGTATGGATGAAAAATACAGATACAATTAATTCTCTTCAAAGAAGTATTAACAATCCATTATATCAAGAAAATAATGAAGCTTTCATTATTGAACATATTAATCAAATTAATAAATGTTTTATTGGAACTGAAGATTCAACATTACCAGAAAATACTTCAGGATTAAATTCAACCAGATTAAATGGAGAAACAGGAGAGGTAAAATCTACACCATCAATTCTATTATCATCTATCAATAAAAATGATACTATAGAGTTATTAACTGTGGATGAAGATGGTTATGTTATTTCTTGTGGATTATCTAATACATATGATGAACTAAAAAATAACTATAATGAATATAAACAATACGTCAACTCAAGAATTCCTGAAGAACATTTGGAAAAATATTCTTGGTTATTCTAAATAAAAATCATAAACCACCGATAAATTCGGTGGTTTTATTTTGAATTTTTGCTAGTAAAAAGACTATTTTACAATAAAGAAAAAATGTAAAATTTAAAATAACAAATACTATGCAAGAATTAAAAATTTATAACGGATTTGGTATTACTCCAACAAACACTCATGTATCTGCAGGAACAGATTATTACGTTCCAAATATCGACGAAAATAATTTAGATATGGTAGAACGAGCATTATTAGCATTTGAAAAATCATATGGAATGACTCGTGAAGAAATTATTGAAATGCGTCAATATTTTATCGATGCAGATATTACTTTACATTTAACAAATATTATGCATTTATATTTGGCATTATATTCTGTTAAAATGGCAGATTTGTCAAAATATGGTCGTATTGATTATTTTATTAAGCACTATCTTGTTTATGATTCAAAAGGTACTCCTGGTGTACAACTTCAATTGAACGATACTTTGTTTATTAACTCAGGTATTAAGGTAGCTTTGCCTCACGGATATGCAGGTGTATATTTGAATAAGTCTGGTAAAGGTAATGCAGGATTTGATGTTCGTGCACAAGTTGTTGATGAGGATTATACTGGTTATGTTCATCTTTCACAAGCATTTACAAAGGATGCAGATTTTAAGAATGTAGTTTATTGTGGAGATAAGCTTACTCAAATGCTTATTCTTCCAGTTCTTCATACAACTCCAGTTGAAGTTTCAGAATCTGATTATATGGCAGAAATGGCAGGTTCTCAACGTGGAGATGATGGCTTTGGTTCATCAGACGTTAAACATTAATTAAAAAATGTTAAAAAGTTCATAGGGATAGCTTTCTCTATGAACTTTGCTATCTCGTTTTCTATATTGATTAAAATAAAAGGGTAAAAGTAAATGTCTAATCAATTAAGTTATCTTAAAGAGCTTTCGAAAATATATTCTGGAGAAAATACTTCATTAACGGAAGTTTTGAATTCTTTTAAATGTGTTTCGGATAATTATGCTCAAATTAAGGTAAAGGAGTTTCAATATTCAAGTTATGAATTTGATAAATGTTCTATTAAAGAACAGGCTGAATTTGTGAATGATCAACTTCAGCTTATTGAATGTTTGGTAGCAAATACTATTTATGATAAATCCGGTTTTACTCGTAACTGGAAAGAAATTTATGATTTATTACATGATCCTGATTACGCAAAAATAGAAAAGATTAAGCGTCATGTAGTTTATTCAACTGATCAAAATTCTCGTCCAATTGGTGAAGCTTCATATCCAATGTGGAATGGTTTACAGATTATTGACTTGGATATTAAGAATGCAGAATTAGCAACGTATTTAAAAGATATTTTATTTAAAGAACTTTGTAAGTTTAATTGGTTTCTTGGTGTATGTAAATCTGCATCAGGTAAAGGTTTGCACGTTTGGACAAAGATAACTCCTATTTCGGTCTCACAAAAAAATCGAAAGATTGAATATCTTTGTAATTTCCGTCATAAATATTCATATGTTTATATGGTTTTGTTAAACTATATGGAAGATAATAGATATACAAAATCAGATATCATTGAGTTTATGGATATGGCGATGGCAAAACCTCAACAAGGTATCTTTATTTCATCAGATAATACTGCATTAATGAATACAAACTTTCAAGATTTACGTTTGGATGTGAATTTTGAAGGAGCTTTCGATAATGGTATTGCATCTATTGACTGGATTAGTCATACAGATTTAAAAGAAATTTTCTCAAAACTTGAATGGTTTAATAACGATAATTTTGATTCAGAAAGTAATGTAGATTTATCAAACATCAATAACATAAATGAACGCGATTTATCAAAACGTAAAGGAAAGAAACACTATAAACACAATCAACGTTGGCAATTAGCAAATACATTAACTGCGTTATACGGTGAACAAAAAGCATTTGATATTTTACGAGAAATTTGTGAACATACAACTACTCGAGAGTTGAAAGGAGACGTTAAAACTGCAGCAATTCACAATAAACCTATTTCAGTTTGGGCTGTGAAAGAATTGAATAAATTTCATGGATTTAAAATTGAAATGAAAGGTGATAACGAAGAGTATGATAAACGATTATCTAAAGTTATTGAGGAAGTAAAGCGGGATGCAAAGGTTGATTATGTAAAATCTGCAACAAATAACACTAATAAAGTAATTTTCAACATAACAAAAAATCAATATCTTGGAAATATCAAGGATGATATTGTTAAGAATCTTGGAAAAATATCTTTGTTAGAGGCTGGTGCTGGTTATGGTAAAACGGAGATGATTAAATCTCTTAGCGCAAAAACATTATTGATTTTACCGTTTACATCAACTATTAAAGCAAAGATTGAAGCTGACGAGAATACATCTGATTGGTTGTATTATTATGGTCCAAAACGTCCAACTCTTCAAGAGTTAATGTCAGATAAATCTATAGCAATGACTATTGATAAATTTAGTAACATTAACTTGTTTGAGTTAAATAATGCACAGTTTGAATATATTGTTATTGACGAGTCGCACTTATTATTCATTTCATCATTTAGAGATGTAATGAGCCCAACTATTCAACGTTTGGCAAACTGTAATGCAAAAGTCATTATGATGACTGGTACACCAACTGGTGAGTTATTATTCTTCCCAAACATCAAACATATTAAGGTTATTAAGGAAGATGTTCGTATAAAAGATGTTAAGATATTTTTTACACCAACTAAGTATGAACAATTAGTTGATATGTGTAAAAGTATGGCATTAGATATTAAGGATGGAAAGAAGATATTGTTTCCAACTAATAAGGGAAATTTGTATTTCGAAGAAGTTATTGGTTTGGTTCAACAATATATGGATGAATTAGGTGTTAAACGTCGAATCAAACATTTCTATTATAAGAAATCAAATACTGGCGAAGAGTCAATGGATTCTATTAACTTTAATAAATCAGTTGGTTCAAATGATATAGTATTCTGTTCATCATTCTTATCTGTCGGTGTCGATATTTGTGATAAATATGATTTTAGAGTTTATTTCTCAGAATTATGGATTTCACAAGATATTGAACAGTTTGCAAATCGTATTCGAAACAACAACTTATTTATTAAATTATATCTTCCAAAAAGAGATTCTGCAGATTATCAAATAAATTATCTTAACGTAGAACCTTTAGATTTAGGATTTAGTAAAGAGGATTTGATTCTTATTCAAGACTTTATTAGAACATGTAACGATATGTTGGATAGAAATAATGAAGAGTATAAGTACAATCCACTTATTCAGTCATTATTATCTGCTAATAGATATCTTAAATATGATGAAAATGATTGTAAATATTATATTGATGAAACTGCATATAAGTTAAAAGTATTCGAGGAGAGATATACTAATTATGCAAAACAGTTAAAAGTTCTTGTTCAAGGTATGGTTGATTTTGGTTATACTATTGAAGAGATAAATTCAAGTAAAGAACTAACTGATGACAGTAAACTTCAAATAGATGAATACTTAAAATCATGTAAACGAGTTAGAGAGAATTTTATTACAGATGAAACTTTTAAATTTCTTGAACATATTACAGATGACAATATTGATTTGTATAAAGAAATTATGAAAGGAAATTATGAAATTTTCAGAAGTGATAAATATGAAGCTACTCGTGGAGAAAATAACTTATATGTAGAAAATATCGAGATTTTGGAAAAGAATGCACCGATAGTAATTTCATTGTATAAGAATTTTACTTTAGATGTTATTAATGAAATTTATGAATTCTGTGTAGATAAAAAACGTAATAGAATTAACTATACAAAACTTGATAAAATTAGAGCATTTGTATCTTTGGAAAATAAACGTAAACAAAAGAAGATTGATATGCCAGTATTGAAATTCTTACAAGATACAAAGGTTTGGGTAGAAGATCATCCAGATACAACTAAAGATGAAATTGAATCATTCCAAAAACATTATGCAGTTAAATATGCAAACTCAGTTAAAAACGTAGTAGTTGAAGACGTAATTTATTTGGAAGAGATTTATGGATTTATTAAAGACTTATGGAATGTTGTAGTTGTTCAAAGTAGACCAAAGCAAGGAGCTATAAAAATTGAAATGTTTGATTTGTTATGGGAAACTAAAAACGATATTAACTTACTTAATATTTATGGAAATAAAGCAACTCAATCATTCTTCGCGGATATTCTTTTAGATAATATGAATCCAACTGAAGAGGAAGCTGCGGATGAATTAGAACATACTGAGAAAAAGACTTTGGCAGATATTGAAGAAGACTTACCAAATATTGTACATTCACAATATGATTACTTTAAATATTCTGATTTGGATGGTTCAAATAATCGATTCTTGAGAAAACAAGAAAATACTCAATCACAAGCATTTACTCCAAATGAAACTCAGGAAGCTATTAATACATATTTAGAAAATAACGAACTACTTTTACCATTTTAATATATATGAAAACACAAGACTTAATTGAAAAAATTAACTTTTTAAACTTCACCACGCTAGAAAAATGTGTTAACATTTTAAAACTAGAACCTGTTTATGCCAATTACATGAACGAACAAAAGCTTGGTCCGTTAAGAATTGGATCATTAGTTTTTAAATGTGATGATGGCTATGTAATTGCGAGAGGATTAGAAAATCGGGAAGAACTGTGGAATGAAGCAGCAGTTGGATGTGTAACTGCAATGGAATATGTTAAGAAAGATTAAGCAGCAAAGACCGGAAATTTCCGGTCTTTGTTTTTATATGATTAGAAACTATTTTATTCTATTTCTTTAAATCCTGTAGAAGATTCACCTTCGTTTTCTCCGTTAAAAATATCTTTATGATATCTTTGATATGAATATTCTGTCCATGCATTAGAAATACCTGCTGCACCAAGAACGCCTGCAACAGAAACAATATATGCAGCTATACCATTCATATCAACAGTAATTGTATGATTGAAAATAATGTCAACAATAATTCCTCCTGCTGGTATAAGTAACATTAAAACACTTATTAATGTTGCAGCCACTAGAAAGAAATTCATTGTATTAAAATCATTATCATCTCGCATTAAATTATCCCATAAACCTTGTTTTGGTTGAGGTTGCTCTGGAACGTTGTTTTGACAATTCTTTAAAATTCTTTTTCTTCTCATAATTACTGGTATTAGTTTAAATATAGTTGTGAATACGATTTTCATAATTTACAAAAATTTATATTTAAACCCTCTATATTCTATATTTAAAAATAAATCAAATAACAGCAAAAAATTATTTTTAATAAAAGATACGAATTATCTTAAAATGGATATAAAGAATACGTTAGACTATAAACATGAATATTATACGTCTCATAACATAAATAGTGACAGACGTTATAAATATGAAGAAGACGGTATTTTAACTAAATGTTTACCTAAAATTTTATTTAAAGGTAATTCATTGTTTGTGACATTTTTACAGTTGATTGACCTTAGGTTAATTATGATGTTTAAAAACATAGATAAAATTAAAAGATTTAAATTTATTACTTGGTATTAATTAATGGAATTTGTTGATAATAGAGGGCATATTTTTAGTTTAACTGACTATAATAATTATCCAGATGGTTATTTATTTAATGACCATCCATATGTGTTTTGGATGAATGATAAAAATGGAACTGATTTATCAGTAAACTGTTATTATATTCAACCAATACGAATTTTATTAGATAAGGCAGAAGAAAACCAAACTAGAGATATTGAAATTTTAATTGAAAAATCAAATCATTATAAATTATTAAGCTCAGTTAAAGTTCAAGAGTTAATGGAAAAAAATTCCTTTTTAATGCAAGATATTGAAATTGATGAAGCTGAAGATTTGACACAAAAGTTAACTACTGACAATTTGCTTCAAATAGAAATCAATGAAGTAAGATATAAATACATTGAAAATGGAAAAAACTATTTTTATTATGGAGATCCAAAAGAAACTGATAAAGAATTAATTGAATACCGTCTCGATTATGTAATGATTCCATTTTATGTAGTAAGTAAAGTTAAAGAAACTGGATCTTGGTTAACTAATGTGTTAATTCATGTAACAGATAATTTTGGTGTCAAAAAGATAAATGGAATAATTGATACTGAAACTGTAGGAGTCGTTAAACATTTTTATTGTCCAATAACTGTTGGTGGTGTATATCATGATGAAATAGAAGAACTATCAATTAATGGAAAGAACATGGGTGTTTCTTTACCAAAAGATATAATGCGTTCAATTTACTCAGTTGGATTCTTCAATAATGTTCCAGACATGAATAAATGGAATCAAAAAATGAAAGAATTCTTGATGAATTACATGTTATTTGTTGGAGAAAAAGGTAACTTTAGAAGCATTGAAAAATCTTTAGATTGGTTTGGTTATAATAAGAAAATTTCATTAAGCAAACTTATCAAAACAGATAATGAATTTCAAAAACAATATATCCTTGATAATTTTGATTTAACTACTGATTTGATATCAGCATTTAAATATTTTAGAAACGCAACATATATATCATTATCAATGCCAAAAGTTGGTTATGATGAAAATAATGTTCCAGAATATAATTTTAACGAAGATTTTTGGGGTGAACATAAACCAGAATTAGTTGATTACTTTAACAAAACTGAAGAGATTGAATTAGATAATGATATAAAATATTACAAAACTTACTACGATTATTCATTTAATGAATTGTCATTAAAACTTTCTGCGTTAAAATACTATTATCAAAAGTATTTTTTGCCTATTCATATTAAGATTTTTAGAGCATCATTTACCGAACAAACATTTGCAAATGATGTAAAATTATTAAATACTTCAACATCTGGAATAAGCGAAATACCTTTATTAAATGCAGATAAAAATATTTCTGTACAGTTTAACTCATTAAACACATTGTGGTTTTCTAAACAATTGCATTTTGTTGATGATAACTATAATGAATTTTCTAATTATGCAGAAATTGGAAATAATTTTAATGATATAAACATTTATGAAATTAATGAAGTTTGTTTTTCTATTCCAATAACAATATCATCTTCATTAGAATCTACTGTTTTTAATTGTGTTTTAATGTTATATAAAGATTCTGCAAAAATTCATGAATCTCATTTTATGTATGCAAATGATAAAATGGAATTTAATTCGTTAGTAATTACTCCATCTTTATTTAGACATATAACTGACTGGGAAGATTCAAAATATCATGTTATTCTCGGTATAAATGGTAATTGGTATGATTGGGAATTTGAAGTAAAAGTTCCAGAATTACATATAGAATTAGGTAAACTTGAATACAAGTATGAGTATGATATACATAAACAGTTTAATGGGAAAGATGAAAACGGTAGAATTAAATGGAATGCATCTATATATGAACCAGATGTTGTAACAATAGATAATATAAATTATATATCACAATTAACAGATTATGCTAAACAAAATTGTTTACAATATATAGATGGAAATGAACTTTATAAAGATAAAGTATTCTATTATTACTATTGTGAAAATGGCAATCAACATATAATTACGTTAGAAACTAATGTTAATGGTAAAATTCAATATAACGATAGAATAAAAATAGATAAAACAAAATTTTCAGGAAACTCAAGAAAACTTTATAAGATAGATAAAAAACATAATTGCACATTAAATTGTAAATTTTATCAAGACGGAAAATGTTCAAAGTATAAAGGAGAGACTTGTAATTTATTGTTTTTAGATAAAAACGGTAATATTAGTGTTTCAGAAGCTTTACCAGAATATGCTACTATTTATTCTTCATTGTATAAAAATCTTTCATCATTTGTTGATATTTATAGATCAAATGTAAATGTTCCAACAAATAAAAATCGAATGAATAAGGTTTATATTTATGATTTATTTACAATGAAAGATAATCAAAAACAACCAGTAAAATATGAGACTGGTAGTTGGAAACCAAATTATGATGAAAACGATAACTTCTCAATTGAGTTAGGAGATTTAGAAGTAATGTACGATATAAATGGTTCTGATAATGTATTAAATTTATATAGCAAAATATTTGATAATAATGGTGATTGGAATAAAGATTTATACAAAATAGATGAATCTAATAAATGGGTAAAATCATTAAATCATGAAAGACAGTTATTCGATATTTATTTAATGCATGATACAAGACTATGGTATGTTGTATTTATTAGTAAAGATACCGTTGGAAATAACCCATCGAAATATCTAGACCTTAATACATCATATAGAATTGGTGAAGAAGAAAAAGATATAGAAACTAATGAAATTACAAATTTATTTTTAATTAGAAAAAATGTTGGAGAGAAATTCCTAATTAACAGAATGGAATTCATAAGTTCTGAAGGAATTAATCATTTTAAAGATAATGATTTAGTTGTATGTAAACTAAGAAATGGAGATGGTTTACAAATTAAATCACAAATTGGTTCGAGATGGAATATAACTCCATTATCATTCTCAATAAATGATAAGACTGTTATTGAATCAAACAATAACATGGCAATAATATCAATCGGAGACAATTTAAAATATGAACCAGGATATTATGAAATAAACGTTAAGTATTCATTAGATAATTATTTGAATACATATCAAGAAACATCAACAAAATTTAGAATAGATAAATAACATTATGAAAACGTTAATAGAATTTATAAACGAAAGCATTACAGATAAAATACCGGTAAAAGCAAAAAATATTGGTAAAAAACTACTTGACAATATATATGGAGGTGATTTTAATGATTTATCATATGTAATGTCACAAAAAGATTTTAAAAGTTTTAGACAATATTGTAATGATATAAATCGTAACTATTCAAAACCTGTATTTAGAAGCAGCGATATTAAATATATGATAGATAATTGGGATTTATGTATGAAAGCTTATCATAATTATTATGATGAAAAAAGTAGAAACATTTAAAATATAAATAATAACATGAAAACATTACATACATATATATTTGAAAAACTTGTTCTAAATAATAAATCAAAAATTCACAAAACAACCACTCGTCATCCAGATTATGATGAATTACAAAAAACAGAACCTAAAGTTGATTTTAATAACGATGGTATTTGTGATTCTTTTGTAAATTTTTTATGGCAGTTTGAACGTAATGGTGATGTTTTAAAACTTGATTATCCTGGTTTTGACCATGGTGTTGATAGTGACAATCCAACAGAATTTAATCCATCACAATTATTTAAGAAAAAGTTAGAAAAATGCGGTTCTTTACATTCAATTTGCTATGTTTTGAATGAAAACTGGTCAGATGAAGAAAATTGTCGTCCTGACGATAGATGGGCATTTTATGCAGCAATATCGTCATTTTATGAAGAAGAATATTTTGAAAAACCTTATTATTGTTATGATTTAGAACATTATATAATTTATAATGATAAACAATTAACTAATAAATTATTAAACGGAAGTTGGTTATAAAATGAATATGAAAACGGTAATAGAATACATTCTCGAATCACGAGATGAAATAAAAGCAAATGCCTTTATAATCCTTAAACCAGGATTTTTAAATCATCAAGATGATTGGTTTAAAATGATAGAAGAAGAAGGTTGGAAAGTTGTTAAAAGAAAAACAGTAAAACTATCTAGAGAAAAGGCAGAAGAACTTTATCAAATGCATAAGGATAAAGATTTTTATAATGATTTATGCGATTATATGAGTTCTGAAGATTGTTTATGTTGTATATGTCACAAGGATTGTGAAGATCCTATTAAAGATATGAAATCTTTAAAAGACACCGTAAGAGATAGATGGGGTAAGAGTGAAATGAAAAATGCAATGCATTCATCTGACTCATTAACAAATGTAAATAGAGAAAAAGAAATAATTTTTAAATAACATGAAAGACTTAAAAGAATATATTTTCGAAAATGTGTACGATATTGATGAAATGCTTATTCAAACAATCAATGATGAAATGTTTTCTGAAGCATTACAAAGTAATCTACTTAGAGAACTTGCTCAATCATTATTAAATACTCCAAAAGATAAATGGTATAATCAAAACTCATCTTTTAAACGTACGTTTGGAAATTCCGGAGTTAAATGGAATGAAGTGAAAGATAGTGATTTCGAATCATATTCTAGCGCAGAATCAAATAAAGCAAAATCTGCAGTGAGAAAAATCTTGCAAGATAAAACCTGGGGAATGGCATTTATTTTTGATGGTGATTCAGATGATTTAAAATATTTTATTACTACATACGGTAGAGTTTACGATAAAGGTGGAAATGAAAAGACCAATGGTTACACTAGAAGAGGTGCCAGAGATCTTACACAAACTGAAAAATGTAATCTTTGTGATGGAAATACTGTTAAAATACTAGATTTTACAAATTTTAGCACAAGAAATTTAGAAAGCGAAAGAAGAAAAGCTAAAGCAGGTATAATTGATTCACATGACGAAAACTATCTTAAAAATTATGCAGATGCCCAAGTAAGAAGATATAAAGATATTATAGCAAAACAAAGAGCAGAAAAACTTGCAGAAGAAGATGAAACTATTTACGAAATAAACACAATCGTAAATAAAGTTATGAAAATTTCCATAACAATTTCTGATGATATGGTTAAATATGCTGACCAAGTTTCTAACTTAGAAAGATTAATTTTAAAACTTTATTCAGAAAAAAGATGGGTAGATAGAACAAGATGGAGAAAAGAATCTGGTTATGAAGGTCAAGATGGATTACTTAAACTAATGTCAAGATATATTCGATTAAAGAAAGATTTATCGGAATCTTCAGAAAGACATTATGTTTATAATGATTCTGAATCTGAAGGTGAAAGAAAAATGAAAGAACTAAAAGCATATAAAAATGCTATAGATAAAATGATAAAAGAAATAAAAGATTTGATCCAAATAATGGGATTTTAATATATTATGATAAAGAGTTTTACAGAATTTGTTAAAAAGATTGCAAACATGGATAATAAGTTTGCAGGATATGATATTCCAAGATTTTTCTTATGTGCATTAGCAGAAGAATTTTTAGCATGGTATTTTTATATCATGATCGGTAATGTTTTAGCCGGTAAAGAAAGACCATCTATTGAAAAATTCTTTACAGAAACAGCAGAAGATGAATATGGAGATCATGCAAAATGGTTAATGAAACGTATGAAAGAGTTAAATATTTTCTGTAGTGAAATGAATGATCCAGCAGCTTGGAATACATTTGCTGCTCATAAATATGTTGCTCCAGAATATGGAGATGTTATGAATACATCACAAGCATTAACTATTGCTATTCAAATGGAGAAAGATGCAATTGAAACTTATAAAGCATTTGAGTTAGCTACAAGAGATTCAGATCCTGTTTCTAATCAAAAAATTAGAGAAATTCTTGCTGATGAAGAAGAACATTTAGAAGCATTAAATAGTTTTTCTTTAGATATGTTAAACGTTAATGATTAATATAAAATTAAAACATAATTCATAAAAGGGGTCAAATATTTGGCTCCTTTTGTATTTTTAATAAAAGGTAAAAAATTGATTATTTGAGATTTACATGAAATCATTTCCATCTACATTTTCTAAGAATGACAGAGTAAGTACATCAATGGCAGGTTCAAATATTAAAGACTTGCTAAAAAATGCTGCAGGTCAATTAATGAATGGCATTTTAGGTGGTTCTGCGGAGGGTGAAACACAAAAGCATGAACTTTATGAAAAATTAACGTTTCCTCAATACGATTATTACGAATCTATAGACAAAACAAGATTAAATAATAAATTTGTTTTAGTTAATACAACATCAGTTACTCATATTGGTAATATAAACGGGGATATTACAACAGCTTCTGCTGCCAAAAAAATATATTACGAAAATGCATTTAAAATTCCTGCTAAAATTTTAGATGCAGTTAATAGATATAAATATGCATTTGCGTATACATTAGCTGATGTAAGTAGTGAAACGTCATATGCTGCACAAAAAAATAAGCAAGGTAAAGAAAAAAAAGACAAAAACGGAAACGTTATATATGACGAAAGCACCAATACATTAATTTCAGAAAGAACAGTTTCACAATCAATTTTTAACCCTTGGTATGGTGTTAGAGTTCAAGGTATGACTTTAACAATGCCACTTGTTAATAATTTTAATCCTAATGATAATAATGTTGCTGAAAATACATACATAAATGTATCTTCTGCGCTTGCTGGTAGCAAGAAAGAAGAACATACAGAATTTACAATTCAAATACCTAGTCATGCCGGTGATGTATCTGATTGTTCTATTCAAACATTAGTAAATTTATCTGGTGGTTATGGTTCATATACTAATACTCCCAAAAATGAAGTTGGTACTGGTCTTGGACGAGCAAAATATCGTTGGGCAGATTTTATGTATTGTAAAGATCTTGGAAAAGTTTCAAATAACCACTTAATAACTTTACGAAAATTTAATGCTCCTGTAGACGATAATATTTTTTATTATGATAAAAATACTAAAGAAACAACAGATACTCCAGATAAAGGACGATTAATTTCATGGTTTGGTACAGACGATAATAAACTTGAAGATATTATAAATTTTAGATATGAAGCAAAGTGGGATAAGAAAGATGATTTAAAAGTTATGGATGTTGATTCAAAAGAAGAATCTAGTAAAATGATACCTTCATTAATAAACTTAACGAATGCAAACTATATAACTGCTGTACAAAAAGGTTTAGCTGGTGAAAGTAACCTAATATTAAATAACTGGTTAGGTGATAAGCTTTTTGGAACTGGCTCCGAAGGTATGTGGGAAGGACATAAAGATAAGGCAGATTATTATTGGAGAGATGCTAATAAAGTTTATGAACCAAAAAATACTGTGCGTGATACACATATTTATAATGGTAAACTTACCTTTAATCATGAAATAAACTTAACTTTTTCTTATAAATTACGTTCATATGATGGTATAAATCCAAAATCAGCTTTCTTAGATTTAATAGGAAATATTTTAGAAGTAACTTATAGACGTGGAACTTTCTTTGGAGGTTCATATAGATGGAAAGGTGCGCCAAGAAATGAGGCCGGTTGGCAAAAAGCTAACGCTATTATCGATACATTAGGTGAAGCAGCTATAGAAGACATGCAAGGATTGTTAGGTTTAGATATGGAAAACTGGGGTAATTTTTTATCAAATGGTTCATTTGCTGGTGCTTTAAAAGATATGGTTGCTGATTCGGATAGTTTATTAGGTAAGGCTGCTGAAGTAGTTCAAAACATAAAAGATAACGGTTTTGAAGGTGCAATGAAAGCTTTAGACGGAAAGGGACCGGCCGCTATCGCTAAAGCCGGTAGACTTGCAATTGGTGCAATAAAAAACAAAATCGGTAGACCTGCAATTTACGGATTAGATTCTATAGTTAGTGGTAGAGCCGTTGGTATGTGGCACCTAACTGTTGGAAATCCACGTAATCCTATTTTAGCCATCGGTAATCTTATTTTAACTGGTGCATCAATTCAACAATTTGGTCCTCTTGGTTTTGATGATTTCCCAACTGAACTTAAGGTTAAGGTGACATTAACACATGGTAAATCTAGAGATGCAGTAGACATTGCTAACATGTACACCATCGGTAAAGGTGCTATTTATAATCCTATCAAAAACCTTGACGCATTTAAAAATATGTTCCCACGTATTTGGAACACCAACGCATCAAGTACAATTGATTATACTGGTGATCAACCAGTTGCTGAAACGGATGAAATAGGAACAGTTTTGTCTACAGAATCAGCAGGTTCTACAAAAATAGGAACATTAACTCTTCGACCAGAAGATATGCCAAAATACCGCGATAACAGAAGACCTATCGATGAAACAGTTAGTGTACCTGGTAATCCAATGCCAGAACGTTCACATCTTGGTTTTGATGATGATGAATCAATAAAGAAACTACAATTACAATACATTTTAAGAAACTTATAATTAAAATTTTTGAAACTGTTTGTTTGTTTTATCTATTTTATATTAAATAAAGATATATCTTATATTAAACTAAATGAAAAACTTACTTTATATTGGTATAAATGGATATGCCGGTTCAGGCAAAGATACAGTAGCAAAAATGTTAAAAATCATTCTTGGATGTGGTAAAGAAACATTAGAAGAATGTAAAGAAATTTACAAATCAATTTTTACAAATCCAACAAAATCTGTAACATATGATTACAGAAACAATACATATTTTAACGATTATCCAGTATTTTGTATTGCATATGCAGATCAATTAAAATATATTTGTTCGGCAATATTTGGAATTCCTGTTGATTGTTTTTATATGAATAAATCTAATGGATGGGTTTGTATAAATAGAGATTTTCAGTATACTGAAATAAAACCAGAAGAACATTCAATTATTAGTGCTGACGAGTTTTATTATGGTTTATCTGAATATACTAGCGCACAAGAAAAATATTGGATGTCGCTTCGTGAAATTCTTGTTTACGTTGGTACATATGTTCTTCAACATAATGTTAATTGTAACATTTTCGTTAATATTGTTAGAAACAAAATTAAAGAACATTTATTAGAAAACAAAAACCTTGAATATGTTATTGTGACTGATAATCGTTTTACTCATGAATTAGAATTCATACGTAACAACAATGGTATAACTATTCGAGTAGAACGTGATTCTGTACAACAATTAGATAATGTTGCAGAACATGATTTAGATGACGAAAATGAATATGATTATATCATTAAGAATAATGGTTCTTATGATGATTTATTTCAACAAATTTGGGATATCGTTCATTCAGATATAGAATTCAAAAATAAAACAGTTCAGCTTGGAACACGTGATGAAATTCAAAATTATCTTCGTTTGATTAATTCTACCAACGACATTGATACATATTTATTATGTTCGCCATACAATATTCAAAATGTTTATCATGACGATTATGGAATATTTATGATAAATCCAACTGGTGGTCCAGTTATTTCTAGAGGAGAAACGATTTCTGGAACAGATATTATTCCATATAAGATAGAATTTCATATGCCTACTAATAAATTCGTTATTCATGTGAAACGATAATAAATAACAATTAAATACAGTTAATGTACAAATTTTTATATTTTTATATATAAAGATTTGTACATTTTTTATATGGGTTTAGACGAAAAATTAACGGATATAATGGGTATAAGTGAAAGCGAATTTCCTGAAAAAATCAAAGAATATGAATATGAGAGTAGATTTAAGGATAGCGAAGATGTAGATAAGGTTTTTTGCGAATATAGATTAATATGGAGAAATTTAATGAAATATTATTTGGAGGAAATTTTTGAAGATGATTTAGATAACTTTGATGAATTAACTAATTTATTAAATAATTTTGGAGAAAAAAAATATGGAGGAATCGAATGGATAAATTATGCTTTTAGCGAAAAATATAAAGATGAACATAATCCAAAATCCGCAAGAGCAAAAGATTTCGATATGCGAAACAAAAAATTTACAAATATGTCCTTATATGAAGTTTTAGAACTTTGGGGAATAACGGATATTGGCGAATTTATTGTACCTGATGAATTTAAAGTATATTTAAAGCAAGAACTTGATAACAAAAATATCGAAACATCAGATTTTCCAGGGGCAAGAGTTTATAAAAAATTTGAAGCTGCTGAAGAAATATTTAATGAATTAGTTGAAAATAATGATATGCCAAAACAATCTGCATATGCTTTGATTGGCGCAATGTGGACAGAATGCGGATGGAATTTTTCTGGTAAAATGTATAATAAACAAGAAAAAAATTGTCAAAGTGCAGTTCAAGGTACTTGGTATTGGGCAGGATGTGGTGAATGCTGGTGTCAAATAACGTTTTGGAACACAAAAGAAAAATTAATAAAAGCTCTAAATCCTCCAGGCGTTCCACATACACAAGAAGAATATAATAAAGAAACTGCTAAACACTTATGTGATTTAGATCAATCATGGCAAGTTAAACTTGCTCTTCAATTTATAAAAAATCAAAAAATGTATAGAGATTGTTTATTTGATCATGATGGAGATCCTGGTGAACAAATTGTCGCATCATATGGTCAAAAGGCAGGACAAAAACATGTACCAGGATTAAGTTTAGAAGATGCAAAACATGGTGCAGAAGTATATATGGCATCGCATAAAAAAAATAATAATATACAACATCCAAAAAATGGTTTCGCAAAACAGGTTTTTGCATCAATGATATTTTCTGGTTATATGGCAAATAAAGAAAGTGGTCTTAGAGGTAAAGAAGCTATACCATCAGACGACGATATAATTAATTCATTATGATAGATTATTCAAATAAAAACGTATGTTTAGATGGATGTGCTCCATCACAGATTCTTAATATAAATGGATATGCATTCAATGACATATCTAATCTTAAGATATATGACCAATGCGGAAAAGAATATGATTTATCTAAATTAGAATATGCATATTCTTTGGATAACTTATGCTGGTCATGTTATATGAATCATAAAGATTTTTCTACTAATACATCAGATTTAATTCAGGATTTTTATTTAAGACTTAAGATTAGAGGAATCATAGGAAGTATTACAATTGATGGAGAAAAGTGGGAAAATTATTCAACACAGTTAGATTCAACATTTAAATTATCAGATAACACACAATCATCAAATCTTTATAATCCATACATAAATATGGATTGCGCAATATCATTATATCAACGTTTGACAGAATCTGTTTCTGAAATGATTGGTATTGAATGTTATTACTTTAAACTTGCCCCAAATACAAACTCAAGAGATTTAACATTTAAGGAGTATGCATTAATGGATGTTTCTGATGTTAAACATATAAAGCTTATCATAAACGACAATCAAATGCCATCATCTAAACCAGAATTTAATGAGTTTGGATTGGACTGGCAAAATGATTGGGAAGTTGAAATATCTAAAGTTGGTTTTGCAACAGCTTTCGGTAATAAAATTCAACCAACTGAAGGCGATTTAGTTTATATTCCTATGATGAAAAGAATGTGGATGGTGAATGGCGCATGGGAAGAAAAGAAAGATGCTTTCATGTGGAATGCAACAACTTTCAAAGTAGCATTAGTTAAATATCAAGAAAAAGATTCAGTTAATCTTGGTGATGCTGAAGATTTGGTTAACACATTTGTTAAGAATAAATATGAAGATTTATTTGGCGATGAAGAAAATATAGGGGCACAATTTGAAGCTGCTAATGCAGAAGCTCCTTATAATGGAAAGCTTCTACCAGTTTACCAATCAGATGCTGTTCGTAAATCAATGAATCTTGATACAATTAGTATTATTGAAGATTCTACATACTACAAAGGTACACTTATTTCTGATTTGAAATACAAATTTAATAGACCATCAAAAAACTCTAAAGAAATTGAATATCAACGTCAATTCTGTGGCGATAGTGGTGTTATTTCATTCATTATTAATTGTGATGTTATTAATGATTTTGAAACTACATTGTTATATATTGGAAATATTAGAATAAAACTAAAACAATCATTTACGAAAGTTTTATTAACATGTCCTAACATAAAACAACAGTTAACATTATTACCAAGTAAATATTATTTTGTTTGGTTAAGATGGGATAAATCATTAAATGTTTCTGAATTTGGTGCAGCTGAATATAAATGGAATCAAAAAATTCCATTATATAAACTTCAACCGGCCCATTATCATTATGATATTGACCACCCAGCAGATAAGAAAATTTCTAAATGGAATGTTGAATTAACAGTTAATGAAAAATCAAATATTTTTATTGGAGGTTTTTATGGAAGTATAGCAAACATAAAAATATTTGATATTTATACTGATAATGTTTCTGAAATTATGCAAATGTACCCAACATCAAATCATTTATTAGTTAATGATACTTGCAGAAAACCATTAACTTCAGCTAGAGGTGGTGCATTATAAATAATATATTTGAAAATTAAAATTTATTTTTAAATAGATATGAAAACTTTAAAAGAATATATATTAGAAGCAGATAATAATCTTAATGTAAATGGCTCAATAGATTATGAAATCTATTCAGAATTGTTTTTATTTATAAGAACAAATGAAGATTATTTAGATAGAATACAATTAATTTGTGATAAATATAGAAAAGAATATAACGAAAATATTTCTGCATTCGTTTTATTGGATTCTATAATTTATAAAAAGCTAATTGATGATGCCATTAAAGATTATTGCGAAGAATATAAACGCAATATTGAAGATGTTAATCTTGGAACAAAACGTCATTTGAGACAAGAAATTGCATCATATATGATAACAAAAATAAAATTGGATTATGATCCAATTATATCAAAAGTAGAGGAAGAATAAAATGGTTGAATACGATGAAGAATTATCGAAATTATTCGAAGAAACAGAAGATTTTAATGTTTCGGAAAATGTTAGTGATATAGCAGATACTCCAATTCTTAATATTGATTTGGATGAAGTTAATAGTGAAGCTACAAAAATGGCTACATTAATAACTGAGCGTTTGTCAAATTATTATTTTGATGAAGAGTATATTAAGAATCACCCTTATATTCCAACAAAAATTATGACAGCTATGGATAACATTCGTAGGCTTTTAAAGATGTTATCTATAAATGAAAAAGCTCAAGATAATTTGATTGCCAACATTTCATTTAATGCTGGCAAAGGTGCTTTATATTCTAGTTTAACTAGTCTTCAGAATTCTATGTTAAGTATTCAATCACAGTTAAATACATTAACTGAATCTATTGAGAATATATTCCGTGAAATGCAAGCAGAATGCGAAAAATCATTTGCTGAAAAGGAAAAAGAATCTGATGGCGAAGTACAAGGAACTCGTGGTTCAAGAGAATTTATTAAACAACTCCAAGAAAGACTTTATGGTAAAATTACAAATGAAGGTAAGGATTTAATAAATGAAGAAACTGGCGAAGTAGTAAATTTATAACTAAATAAATAAAACAAAATAATTATTATGAAAACATTAAAAGATTTTATTAACGAGGCATTGAATTTTAATTTGTCAATGAAACCTCGTACTAAAGAAGAATTAAAAAAATAGTTGGAAAACTAATTAACAAACGCGGTTATGAAGCAGACTTAAATGATATTGATACATCAAACGTTAAAGATATGTCATTTTTATTTGAAGATTCTAAATTTAACGGTGATATATCAAAATGGGATGTTAGTAATGTTTTAAATATGCGTGGTATGTTTTATAATTCTAAATTTACTGGCGAAAATGGAGACATATCTAACTGGAATGTTAGTAAAGTAGAAGATATGTCATGGTTGTTTTCTAGATCTAATTTTAATGGTGATATATCTAAATGGGACGTAAGTAATGTTTATAATATGCACGGAATGTTTTCATATTCTAAATTTAATGGTGACATATCTGATTGGGATGTTAGTAATGTAAAAATTATGGAGGCAATGTTTGCGGATTCCGAATTTACAGGCGAAAATGGAGATTTATCAAAATGGAATGTTAGTAGTGTTATAAATATGGCGTTCATGTTTCAATTGTCAAATTTTAATGGCGATATATCTAAATGGGATGTTAGTAACGTAGAAGATATGACAGGAATGTTTGATAGTGCAGAATCATTTAATGGAGATTTATCTAAATGGGACGTTAGTTATGTCATGTATATGGAAGGCATGTTTATTGATTGTCCAATAAAAGATGAGCATAAACCAAAATTTAATATTTAATATGAAAAGCTTAAATCAATACATAGAAGAGAAACTTGTATTAACTAATAATTCTAAAATTATCAGTAAAACGGAGCGTACAAAAATTCCAAATAAATTACCTCAACGAGAATTACAATATATTGATAAAATATATCATGCTGCTCTTGAATATGCTAAAGAACATAATTATGATTATGATAATGGTTTAGATAAAATAAAGGAGTTTATAGAAAAACATCTTGATGATAAGTATAAAACAAAAGAATGGATTTGGGGATATATTGCAATAACTCTTGGTTATGATTATTTTTATGATGATAATGCAGAAGAGGAAGATGAAGAGTATTTAGATCCTGATTGGGAAGACCAAGATCCTGTTGTTGAATTAGCTGTTAGAGTATCAGAGGATATTAATCTTTAACTTATTTTTTATTATTTAGATGATATTTTTACAATTATAGAAAAAGTTTTTATTTTTATTAAAAATTACCAAATATAGAACGTAATACACAACAGTTATGTCAAATAAAAAGTGTTTAGTTTATGAAACTTTAGGTTCCGTAACTGATATGAAAATTGTTGAAAGTGCTTCAGATAATTGTGTTAGATTATCTGGTGTATTTGGTGTATGTGGCGTAAAAAATGGTAATAACCGTATTTACAATAAAGAAAATTATGGTAAAATGGTTGAAAATCTTCAAAACGTAATTGTTAATGAAGGTTGTCTTGGTGAATTGGAACATCCAAACACAATGAACATTAATCTTGAGAATGTTTCTCATAAGATTGAGTCTATTGAAATGAATGAAGATGGTACAATAACCGGTACAATTCGTTTGCTTGATACTCCAAAAGGTAAGATAGCAAAAGCAATCGTTGAAGGAGGTTGTCCATTATTTATTAGTTCACGCGGTGCTGGTTCTATTGACGAAGGTGGCAACGTTACATTATCAACAATTAAAACATATGATTTAGTTGGTACACCTGGTTTTAGCCAAGCTAAATTAAATTTAAAAGAAAACCAAACATTTGAATCTTTGAATGAAAATCTTGCTATTGTTTTTGAATCTGATTCTGATGATCTTCTTGGTTTAGGTGGTGATTCATCTGACGATAAAAAAGAAGATACAAAATCTGAAGATACAAAATCTGAAGATACAAAATCAGAAGAAAATAAAGAAGATAAAAACAAAGAAGAGAAAAAAGAAGAAAAACCATCCGAAGAAGATGAAAATAGTGAAGAAGATAACAAAGATAATAATGATAAAGTAACCATGGAAGAAATTAAAAAATCTATTGATGCATTAACTGATAAAGTAACATCTTTGGAAGCAGAACTTCATGTAGCTAAAGAATCATTAGAAAACAACAAAGTAGATTATAAATTAATTCAAGATTGGGTTAATGAAGAATTTGCTCCAGAATTTAAGGAACAAATTAAAGAATCTATGGATGAAATGTCTGATGATATTAAAACTGCAATCAATGAAGCAATTGAAACTGCTATTGAAGAAAATACCAATGCTATCGCTGAAGGTGTTCAAAATTGGGTTAATGAAGAATTCAACAACAAAGTTCAAAATTGGGTTAACGAAGAATTCGCTACTAAGATGAAAAATTGGATAGCTGAAGAATATTCAGGTGAACTACAAAATTGGATTGTTGAAGAATTTACTCCAGAAGTAAATAACTGGATTACAGAAGAATTTAGTACTACAGTTAATAATTGGATTACAGAAGAATTTAGTTCTACAATTAATAATTGGGTAACTGAAGAATTTGGTTCAACTATTGAAGGTTGGATTAATGAAGAATTTGCTCCTGCTCACAAGGAAACAATTCTAAAAGAAGCTTATGAAAATGTTAACATGTTCATGGAAGCTAAGAAAACAGAAAAACTTGATATGATTGACAGAATGTTAGAAAATCTAGATTCTCAAACTTCTACTAACGTATTAGAATCAATCGTAAAAGAACAAGAAGAACAAAATAAATTTAAAGGTGTTTATGTAGTAGAAAACATGCCAGCTCAATACAAACCAGTATGGAATGGTCTTTCTGAATCAAGACAACAAGAAATTATTCGTTCTTCAAGAATGTATGATTTCACAAAAGAAGGTGTTCTAGAATCTTTCTGGAATAATGCTAACTTGAATGAAACCATCGTTAAAGAAAGCAATACAACAAATGATGTTGTAATGAATTACCAAAGTAACGTAGCTGCTCAAATGAAGCGTTTCGGTAAATGGAATTCATAAAAAATTTTTAGTTTATTTTTATTAAAAAGAAACACAAAAAAACAATATAACAAATATAAATTTTAACTAAATAAAAATGTTTGTAACTGAACAAAACGGTACCCAAATGTGGTCTAAAATGTTAAAAGAAAACTTCAACGTAACAGACAATGAAAAATTGAACTGGGTATCACAATATGCAAGTATTCATGAAATCTATGAATCTAATTTAGGAGTTAATGGTGGTGCTATGGTACCAGGTGCTAATGGTGTTGGCCCAATGTATACTACTCCTCTAAACACAACTGGTATGGGTAATCCTGCTGCTCCAGGTTATGTAAATGGTCAAGTTCCTATGAACGCTAAAGATTTCCGCGCTCAAGGCGTAGGTTCTGGTGAACTTCCACTTTCTACTCTTCCAATGGCTCTTAACGTAGCTCTTATGACAATCGGTCTAGAATTAGTTCCTGTTGTTCCTACTAAAGGTCCTTGGGCTTTACTATCTTATATGGACTTCCCATATGCTGGTGGTAAATTAAATGTTGCTGGTAACTTAACATCATTTGATGGTAAAGGTGCTGGTAGAGAAAACAAACCTCTATACGTTAAATTCTTGGCTACAGCTTCTACAGATTTCATCGCTGCTAAGGCTGCTGTTAAAGCTGGTGATACAGTAACTGTTGCTGGTAACGGTGTTACATTTACTGGTATCTTTAAAGATTGGGGTCGTATGGATGGCGGTATGATCCTTGAAACAGTTTCTTGTGTTAAGGGTTCTGATAACGTTGCTATCGCAGATCTATTCGTTGGTGATGGTGTAGTTGAAGCTACTGCAGGTTCTGCTAAAGTTGCTTTAAGAAAAGTTGACTTCGCTCAAACTATGGTTGACTTCATTGATGGTTTCGCTAACTTCGCAACTGGTAAAGCTGAACCAATGTCAAGAGCAGAAAACGAAACTGGTACTGGTAACACAATCGGTTTACGTCTATTCTCTAAATGGATCCAAGTTGGTTCTTATGAAGTAACTGGTACTGTAACTCGTCAACAACTTCAAGATCTTCCATTGTATGGAACTGATGCAGTTGGTAAAGTTATGGAAGCTATGCAAAACGAACTAACTCAATCAATCAATGCTAGAATTCTTGAAAGAGTATTCGCTCTTGGTGTAACTAACGCAGTTAACCAAAAATTATTCCAAGGTGTAGACTTGAACCTATGGATGGGTACAGCTGAAACACAATCTTTAGCTGATACTACTATTAAACATTATCGTGATATCGATGGTGTAGATCACAAAACATCTGCTTGGAAGCTTGTTAACTCTGAAGTTAATACTTCTGCTGAAAACCTACACACACGTCAAAGACGTATCGCTTCTCGTATCTTAGCTGCTACTAACTTGATCCAAGTTACTGGTCGTAGAGGTCGTGCTACTTGGGTTGTAACTAACGCTCAAGTTGCTACTGCACTTCAAGATTGCTCTGGTTATGTTGTAGCTCCTATGGCTAACACAATGTCTCAAGATGGTACTCAAAACCTATACTTAGCTGGTACATTAGCTGGTTTGAAAGTATATGTTGACCCATATATGACTTGGGAAGATACTCGTGTTTGTGTTGGACGTAAAGGTGATGCTAACTCTCCAGGTGTTGTATTTATGCCTTATATCTTGGCTGACCAAGTTACTATCACAGCTGAAGGAACTATGGCTCCTAAGATGTTAGTTAACTCTCGTTACGCTTTGGCAGATGCTGGTTTCTATCCAGAAACTCAATACTACACATTCGCAGTTCACTGCCCAGACTTCGGTATTATCTAATTTTAAATTATTATAGAAACAAAGGGCAAACCCTCTCGCCCTCTATATATAATTTCTCGAAAGGACCTTGGAAATTTATTTCCAGGTCCTTTCCCTTTATGTAAATATGTGTTTAATGATTCTTATTTAAGTTTCTGATTTGTGTTGATGAAATATCAAATTGAGGAGCCCCTTTAAAAATTGTTATATCTTTTCCTTGGGGTAAATCATATTCTCCAGTATTTGGACGTGGATAAACAAAAATTCTAAAATTACTTAAAAGATATTCATAGTCTTTCCACTTATTAAATATACTTAAATTATCTTCACCAATAATTAAAGTAAACTCATGTTCTGGATATTGTTCAGACAATAACCGTAATGTATCAGATGTATAATTTGGTTTTGGTAGATTAAACTGAAAATCAGATGCAACTAATCTATCGTCATTCTCTAATGATAAAGCTAATTTAACATTTACTAGTCTTTCATTTTCATCTGCTAAAATAGATTTATCCTTTAATGGATTATTTGGTGAAACCATTAACCAGATTTGGTCTAAATCTGTATGATTTATAATCCATTTTACTAATCCTAAATGCCCATAATGTATAGGATTAAATGAGCCTCCGTAAATTCCAATCTTCATAATTAATAGTAATAACCACACATTAATTCAATTCGTTCGCCTGTTTCAAACGTTACCCAACATTGTTTAATGTGTGCTCGTCTTGCATTAAAATTACAAAATCTTCGATAACCTTTTAAATCATAAGTATTTCCATCATAAAATGGACCATCAAAACTTGCATTTATTTGATAAGCTCCGCAATCTTCACACCAGCATCTTTCATTATACATATCTCTCATTTCTACTAAAATGTCAATATCTGTAATAGTTTGACCAGATGTATTAATAACATTATAACTTACATTTCGTCCACCATAATAATCAGGTTTACCTACATAAGTTGTAACTGTTATACCATATGAAGATATTTTAGTTTGACTTAAATTATGATCAACATAACCACCACAGCAATACCAATCACAAGAAGTAAAAACTAATGAAAGAATAATTAATGATAAGAAATAAAAACGTTTCATAACTATTTAAGTTTTTAATACATAAACAAAATAGTAAAAAATATGAAAAATTCAAAATTATTGTAAAATATTCACATTATGTGAAAGCGTTTCATTATCCCAAACACTTGCTTGTACTTCACCAATATGTAGTTTTTCTAACATAACCATACATAAACGTGATTGTCCAATACCTCCTCCAATAGTTAATGGGAGTTCATTATTAAGAATCATTTTATGATAATCATATTTATCAAGTCTATCTGTATCACCTGTTATTTCACATTGACGTTTTAATGTATCTGCATTTACACGAACACCCATTGATGATAACTCAATAGAACGTTTTAATGGTTCATACCAAACTAATAAATCACCGTTTAATCCGTAATTTTCAACATATTTTAAAATGTCTGGGTTAGAATCTGATTCTGCAGCATATGTTCCTAATGTTGACCAATCATCATAATCTGGTGCACGCATACCGTGTGGTTTACCATTAGATAATTCATGCCCTATACCACAAATAAATACTGCTTTATATTTTTTGCATATTTCATGTTCACGTTCTTCTGGAGATAATGTAGGATAACGTTGTAAAAGCTCTTCTGCAGTAATAAATTTAAACGTTTTAGGAAGTTCATTAGATAATTTCAGATATTTACGCTGAACAGTATATAATGTTTCATAAATTGCATCATATATTTTAGTTGCATAAAGGTATAATGTATTTATACCAAACTTATGTTGTTTATCATTAATAACTGCTTCCCAATCCCATTGATCTACATAAAGACTATGTATATTGTCTAGTGTTTCTTCGCAACGAATAGCATTCATATCAGTATAAATACCAAAACCTGGTTCAGTATTCATATCGTGAAGTTTCATTCTTTTCCATTTTGCTAATGAATGTACAATTTCACATTTTTCACCAGTATGTTTCATAATAAATGAAACTGGTTGTTCTACACCAGAAAGATTATCGTTTAAACCAGTTGATGATTTAACGAATAATGGTGCAGTAACTCGTTGTAATTGTAAAGTTTCAGATAGTTTTTTCTGGAAAGTATCTTTTACAAATTTAATAGCGTTTTCTGTTTCAATATTGTTTAAAACTGATTTATATTCCATTTTACCAATTACCATGATATGTTATATCTTTTTCTTTACCACAATGATTACATTTGATAGAAACACAATTACCAAAACCTCCTGGAGTTATATTAAAAGAAAACTGCATTCCTAAAGATGAGAAAGCAAGTTTTTTGTTTTTCAAAAACTCATCCATATGATTATGTTCATCCATAAATTGTTTTGCTGCTTCGCTTTCTTCTTGAGATAATATAAATCTTATATTATTATCACCATAAAAAGAACATTTAACGGTATTCATATATTCTCTAGTTAACTCACATTGTTGTTTACAATGAGGACATTCAAATACATATAAATCCCTTTTAGAATCTGATGAAATAGTCGCCATATATTTTTCTGGATGTTGAGAAAGTTTCTTATGAGTTTCATCATCGAATGTAATTACTATTCTTTCCTGTTCCTTTTCGTATGGATCAAATAGTTTTATTTCTAC